GAATTAGATATTGCTACTTATAGAATTCACAATAATGGTTCGGTTAGCGCTTTTCATAGTGCTCTTGAATCTGTATATAATGATCTAAAGGAATCACATGGACTTGTCGAGCAAGTTACAAAACCTTCCGACGCCTAATATTATAAACCTTACTGAATGTAAGGATAGACGTAAGTGGACAGAAGACCAATGGAAGATCTTAGGCGTGGATAATATTCGCGTTCACACTTATGATCGCTATGAAGACGGAAAGTCTATTGAATTTGTTGGTGATAAAGAACTTATCGCTGAAACAACAAAGGGTGTCACCTCTTCTCATCTGTTAACTATTAAATGGTGGTTAGATAATACTACAGAAGAATATGGATTATTCTTTGAAGACGATGTTGATTATAAAACAGTTGAGCATTGGAATTTTACTCTCGAAGAATACATTGAAAGGTGTAGTGATTATCAATGGGGCTGTCTGCATATGTGTAATGTATTTGAGTATCCTTATGATTATCGTAACGAATACATACCTATGGTTCCAAGGAAAAGAATGTTATGGGATCATGGGTTACAAGCATACGCATTAACTAGAGAATACGCACAGCAAATTGTAGATTATTATTTTGGAGACGATGCTGAAAAAATTCATTATCGTATGCCAAATGATTCACCAGTAACTACAGAGAATAATGTTATGGAAGGATTTGGTTTGGTAATTACCTTTCCATTATTCAACCATAATGTAACAGACTTTAGATCAAAGAATATATATTATTATAACAAACAGGCAAGCAGTGCTTTTTATTCATACGAATTTTTAAAAGATTGGTGGGAAAGCAAAGGTAGCAAAATGTCTTTAAACGAAATTTTTGATGACAAGCGTGAGAGTCACAAAACATACGGAGAACTAAAATTATGACTTATGACGATTTTAAAATATTAGTAACAGAAAATATTTGTCGCGCTGTAATATACGGAGGTTTTGATGCAGCTGCCAATACTTCAATAAAAACAACTGTTGATCGTGTTACTTTAAAACAAGATTTAATTCCTGAGGATGCAGGACCAGCTACAATTCCTCAATCTGTTGGTAGCATTGTTTATACAGAAGATGTAGATGCTTCTGGAAACAAAGTTATTCAATCCGTTGAAGCTGGAACGCCCACATTAAGTCCTAAAGTTCTATGGGTGTGGGATTTAGATAATAACAATTGGTGTTCATTAAATATGGACTATACACGAGTGACAATAGCGGAGTAAATTATGAGTGTCATATATAAAGGTGAAATCGTAGAATCAGAATTGTCAGTTTGGTCGAAAGGCGGAACTGAAATGATGAGACAACGATTAGTTGATAATGTTAATAAAGATGTATTAGCAAAGGTTGCAGTACATCTATCCAGGCCTAGGGAAGTTTATTCGGATGTGCCAAATGTATTATGGTGTCATGACCTAGCGGAAGATCCAGAAAATAAAATCCTAAGAGACGGTGGTTGGAATCAATTTCAACACTTTGTTTTTGTATCATCATGGCAGCGAGATCAGTACATTGTAAGATACGGTATCCCATATTCTAAGTGTTCTGTTATTAGTAATGCTATTGAAACAAAATATGCACCCGAAAGAAAAGATATGGAAACTATTCGTTTCGTATATCATACGACTCCACATCGTGGCCTGGAATTGCTTGTTCCTGTCTTTGAAGCTTTATGCAGAGAATTTGATAATATTCACCTTGATGTATATTCAGGATTTGAGATATATGGTTGGGAACAGCGTGATGTCGCATACAAAGGTTTATACGAAAGAATTGAGCAACACGATAAAATGACTTATCATGGAGTTAAATCTAATGAAGAAGTATTAGCTGCGCTAAAGCAATCGCACATTTTCCTATATCCTAATATTTGGAAAGAAACTTCTTGTATTGCTTTGATTGAGGCTATTAAATCTCAAATGATTTGTATCCATCCTAACTATGGTGCATTGCCTGAGACGGCTTCTAATGCCACTATCATGTATGATTGGAATGAAGATGCAAATACTCATGCTAACTATTGCTTTGCCGTAACAAAACAAATATTAACTCAAATGAAGACAGACGAAAACTATTTCTACGGATTTACTTATTCAGATAGATTTAACTTAGCAAGAAATTCTATTGCTAGTTTTTCTACTATGTTTAATACTCTATTAAGGAATATATCGGATGTCTATCAAAAGTAAGAATAACGTAATACAATTTCCAAGGATCCATTCTACTGCGCCCAATTCTCCAGAAGAGGTTGGGCAAAAGATTCGTGAATACAAAGAATCATATTCTTCTGAACTATCAGAGATTATATGGGAAAATGTACTAGGCGAGATGGCAAGAGCTGGCTGCGCTTTAGAAGACGACGTCGAGTTATATTTTCCAAGTATGATTTTGATCTTTGAAGCAATTCGTTCTTTACATCTAATGACTATGGGAGTTGAACACGAGCTTCAGGATTTTGCAGAAGAAAACGTGTTTGTATCAGACGACAGCGACGAAGGGTCAATGGTTGGCGGCTATATGAAAAAAGTTGAAGAAACCATTGACATTGATGATGAAATAGATTAAAATAACTATTCAAATTAAATAAACGGATATATTATGATATTAGTTGATTACAACCAAGTTATGTTGGCAAGTCTATTTGCTAGCATTGGAAATCATACCAACGTCGAGTTAGATGAAAATCTGCTACGGCACATGTTCTTGAATAGCATACGGTTCAATCGCAAAAAATTCACTAAGGAATTTGGTGAGATTGTTCTGTGCTGTGATAACAAGAATGTTTGGCGGCGCGACTTTTACCCTTATTACAAAGCTAATCGTAAAAAGAATCGTGATGACTCTGATTTAGATTGGAATGCATTGTTTGAAGTAATCCACAAAATCCGCTCGGAAATTGAAGAGTTCTTTCCTTACAAGGTAATATCAGTAGATCGTTGTGAGGCTGACGATATTATCGCAACTTTGTGTATGGAGTTTGGTACTGAATTAAATACAGGTTCCGAACAGATTCTGATATTATCAGGAGATAAGGACTTTATTCAATTACACAAGTATGCTAACGTGACTCAATACAATCCAGTGTTGAAAAAGTATGTTAGTCATGCGAATCCTCAATGGTATTTAGTTGAACACGTTCTTAAAGGTGATACTGGTGATGGCGTTCCAAATATCCTTTCTCCCGATAACTGCTTAGCAGTTGGTGAAAGACAAAAGCCAATGACTAAGAAAAGAATTGAGCAATTTACGCAGAACCCAGAATCAATGGATGCAGAAACAAGACTAAGGTTTAATCGCAATAAACAAATGATTGACCTTACACAAATACCTCAAGAATACAAAGATCAGATTCTTGAAAACTATAATGCAAACCCAGATGTCGGCCGAGGTCATCTATTTAACTATTTTGTTAAAAATAAGCTTAAGGGTTTAATCGGCGATTTACAGGACTTTTAAAAAATGATAAGAAATTCAATAGCAGAAACATTGCTTAGTGCAGGTAAAGAAGAATCGGTAGCAGATAAAGTTACTAATCTTCAGACTAATCAATCAATACCTTTAAAAACAATTCTTCGTCTTATATATGATAAAGAAATTAGCTTTTTAGTTCCTGATAGCACTCCACCTTATAAAGAGAATCGCGCTATTGAGAATACAGAAACTATGCTATATCGCGAAGCAAGGCGAATGAAGATTTTCATTCAAGGTGGCGGGTATGATAATCTGTCTCAGGCTAAGCGGGAAAATTTATTCATTAGCTTACTTGAAGATATTCACCCTGATGATGCAAAGCTGTTATGTAATAATGTTATTACACATACGCCAATTAAAGGTATTTCAAGAAAAACTGTTGAACAAGCATTCCCAGATTTGTTTACAACTCCAATGGATATGTCTCAAAGGTAAGATATTATGGCTAAGCGGTTTAAGGAATTCCGTGCAAATGATAGTGATAGTGATTGGCAGGATCCTAAAAAACAGGACCGATTACGCGAGAAACAGAAAAAGCGTAATCGCTCAGAGGTTAGGAAACAACGAATTAGCGAAAAAAATAAGTTTTTATCATAAAACCATTGACATTCATAGCAATCCTTGTTATAATGGTTGTATAAATTAAATAAAAGGGTTAACATGGATCACCGAAAAGATAAACTAATACTTGTAGACTGCGATGGTGTGCTTCTTGATTGGAAGTACAGCTTTTACAAGTGGATGGAAGAAAATGGCTACAAAGAAGTTAGAAATGATGTATACGATATAGCAAAGCTTTTTGACATTGAAAAAAATGAAGCAAAGGTTCTTATAAGACGGTTCAACGAATCTGCAAGAATTGGTTATCTTCCAGGTTTTAGAGATGCAATTAAATACGTTAAAATGCTACATAGTGAAGGATATGTATTTCATTGTATTACTTCATTATCAACAGACGAATATGCTGCAAAACTAAGACTTGCAAATCTTGAAAGATTGTTTGGCGAAGGTGTATTTGAAAAATTGGTATGTTTAGATTGTGGAGCTGATAAAGACGAAGGTTTGTTGCCTTATAAAAATAGTGGATGTATTTGGGTTGAAGATAAACCAGAAAACGCCGAATGCGGACTAACTATGGGACTCAGATCTATTTTAATTGAAGATTTTCATAATGCCAATTACGTTAATAATGATATAATTAAAGTTAAAAATTGGAAAGAAATCTACGAGTCAATCGTATAAATAACTATATGAATGTTAGGATAATATATTAAATGCCAATGTACTCATTTAAAAATAAAGACGGATCAGGCGAAGTCTTTGATCTTTTTATGAAGATCGCCGACCGTGAAGTCTACCTCCAAGACAACCCTCAAATCCAACAAGTCATAACTAGTGGTACACCAATAATTGATAGTGCCCGCCTTGGTCGAGCTAAACCTGACCAAGGCTTTCGTGATTTACTTACATCTATTAAACAAAACAAATCATACACTGGAAATAAAATTAACGATTGGAAATAGGATTTTTTCAATGGCCTATTACTCCATCGTGAAAGGAGGTTATATGTCAAGACAGCGTCGTTTATCACCAAAAGAGCGGGTAAGAAAAAGTAAAAAGGAAGAAGGTTCAAAAATGGACACCAAGTTTAGTATGAAGCAAATTCGACCTTTAACACCTACTCAAGAGGATTTTTTCGACAGTTATAATGATGGATATAATATAGCTGCTATTGGTACAGCAGGAACAGGAAAAACAATGTGCGGTCTTTACCTAGGCTTAGGTGATATACTAAGTAATGATGATTACCGTCAAGTTATAATTGTACGTTCTGCGGTCCAAACACGAGAGCAAGGTTTTATGCCTGGAACTCAATCGCAAAAAGAAGCTGTTTATTCAGTACCATACGCAGACATTGTAAATGATTTATTTAGCCGAGGTGACGCATGGAGTATCTTATCTCAAAAGTCCTCAGTTAAATTTATGACATCGTCATTCGTTAGAGGATTAACGTTTGATAATAGTATTATAATCGTAGATGAATGTCAAAGCATGACTTATCACGAACTTGATAGTATTATTACACGTGTAGGCGAGAAATCAAAAATAATCTTCTGTGGAGATACCGCGCAAGACGATCTTGCTGGAACTAGACATAAACACGATACATCAGGATTAACGGACTTTTTGAAAGTTCTAAGCAAAATGGATGAATCGTTTAAAATAATTCAATTTGGTATTGAGGATATCGTAAGGAGTGGCCTCGTTAAAGAATACATCATCGCCAAAGAAGGCGGAATAAGTCCTAAGCTAAGATTAGCAAGTTAGGATAAACTAAAACAGGGAATGCCGGCTTCGGCCGGCTGAACCTTTAAGGTATATATTATGAATTTTAGATTTGAGCATAACTCAGAAGCACCAGTCCTTGAAAAATTAACAAGAGCATCTGTAGACGGTAAACGTATTTACCAAACGCCTTCAGGTGCAGGTTATCCGTCCGTAACAACAGTCCTAGGTATTCTTGGAAAAGAAGACATACAGAAATGGCGCGATCGCGTCGGTCATGCAGAAGCTAACAAAATATCTACTCAAGCGTCTCGACGTGGTACCGCAGTTCATAAACTTTGTGAAGACTACATAGATAACGATCCTGATTATTCTAAAAAGCACATGCCTTCTAATATTCAGATGTTCAATGCAATGAAACCTATATTAGATGCTTCAATAAATAATGTATGGTACCAAGAATGTTTCTTATATTCTAATGAATTACAAACTGCGGGCCAGGTTGACTGTATTGCTGAATGGAATGGCGAACTTGCTGTTATTGACTTTAAGACGTCACGCAAGGTAAAGAAAGAAGAATGGATTCTGAATTACTATATGCAAGTCGCGTTCTACGCAAAAGCATTTGAAGATATGACAGGTATTCCAATTAAGAAAGGCGTTATCTTTATCGGAGTTGATGACAACGAACCTCAGGTGTTTGAGTTTAATACTGAAGATTACTTAGAACATTTTAAAGCGGTTCGCGAAACATATAAGGGCATGTATGAAAAAGACGCGGTACATAATATCTGATCCTGACATGGGAATCTTTCTTGGAACATATAATGGATACGATTTGGGTAAAGCTGAAGATGGTAGAGTATACGCGTGCTTTGCGGCAAACAATCCTTTTGGATTAACTACTTGTTGTAGCTTTAAATCTGAACGATCTGCACGCCATTATATAAAAGATATGTTTCCACAAAAAAAGCAAAACGAATTAGTTACTAAAGCAATTGAATGCGACTCAGAGTTTCCAACTGTTATTGATTTAATAAAGAATGGTTTAGGTGAACATACGTTTGATATGATAGATGGTCTAATTGCAGCAGGCAGCCAAACAGTTCATTAAATATTGACATTAACTTAGAAATGGATTATAATAGCAAATATGAAAACGGATAAACAATTAATACAAGAAGCGTTGATGTTAGCTATTAAAGCTCATGAAGGACAAAGACGAAAGTATACCGGTGAACCGTATGCAACTCATCCTATCGGAGTATCTAAAATAGTAGAGACAGTTGAACATACTCCTGAAATGATAATGGCTGCTTTACTCCACGATGTGGTTGAAGATACAGATGTTACGTTTCGCGAGATTAGAGATCAGTTTGGATCTAAGGTTGCTGAGTTAGTTCACTATTGTACTAATGTCTCTGATAAAGTAGATGGAAACCGCACCTTTCGCAAAAAGATGGATGCAGATCATTTTGCGTTAGGACCATGGGAGTCGCAGACAATAAAGGTAGCTGATTTGATTAACAACAGCTTATCTATCATTCCGCACGATCAAAAGTTCTTCCACAAAGCATATAAACATGAAAAGCAGTACTTGTTAGATATACTAACCTTAGCCGACCCAATTCTCAAGGGTCAAGCACAGT